TTCAATTCCAAAGTATAATGTAATACATTTTTACCTTGACGCATTGCTTCTGCACCCATCTTGGCAAGAACCCAACTCTTACCACTACCTGCACAAGCAGTGATAATTCCTAGTTCACCACCAGCAAGGCCACCATCCATAATACTATCTACTTCTGTCCAATTAGTCTTGACAGTCTTACGAGCCATTTGACTCATACGCTTTTCAATATCAACCATGTATTCATGTCCAATATTGCGTTCCATACCAGCTTTCATCGCAACATCAACTACATGTTTGATCTTATCATATTGACCACTCTTCAAATGATCAACACTTTCCATAATAGCATTCTTGATCTTTTGATTCTTACAAAATTCAAGAAACTGTTCTTTGATGTACTTCAAATCAGTGTCACTGATTTTCTGGTAAACCAAACGAAGTTGTTCTACAACGGATTGTTTCAACAAATCATTTTCAATACCGTCAACTTTAACCTTAAAGACTGCCAAGGTTGGCAAATCTTTATATTGAAGAAAGTAACTAATCGTTTCTTTAACGATAAATTTATGCGCATCTGTCTCAAAACTATCTGGTTCCAAGATATCGCTAATTCTTTCAATGAATGTTTTATCCGACACCAAACCACTAATACATTTGATTTGGAATTCAGATCCGAATTTTTTTAGGTTATCAATAATTTTTTCCGACATAATTTTATATAATTTATCTACACCAACTATACCACACCATTTCTGTAAACCAAGATTATTTACAGAACCATTGAATTGATTTTTCCAAACACTTCATTTAACCACACCATGCTATTTGGAAAATTATTTTGCATACAGTCTTCTACCAACAATTTACTAAAACCAAATCTGTCAAGTTTACCGATTGGTTTTTCCATGATTTCATTGATTCTCAATTGCGAGAATGATTGAATTTGTGTGTCATGCAATTGCATTAAATCATAATTACGCTGCATGATATCTTTGTTCTCTAACACAGTATCATACAACTTTAATTTACCTTTGTGAGTATCACTATAATTGTATAATTCTTGTAAAGAATATTGTTTATCCTCTGTAAGAATAGGATAACACTTGATAATAGTTTTTAACCCAGCACCTTTAATGCCGTCGATATTATCACTACTATCTCCTTCCATTATTCTATAATTGATAAAGTTCTTACAACTAATACCATATTCCAATAAAATTTCTGCACAACCATACAATTTCTTTTTGGTTGGACTCCAGATTTTAATTCTATCACCGGCTAGTTGTAAGAAATCTTTATCCGCACTCATAATAGTAACATTACTATTCTTAAAGTACTCTTTAGCCAAATAAGCAATTGTGTCATCTGCTTCAATATGATCAATTGCCATTGTTGTTACAGGCAACTTATCTAGATATTGTACAGTTCTCAACAACTGTTTCTTTAGATTTTTATCTTCAGTATCTGGAGTGGTAAGATCATCATAAGCTCTATTAAGCCTAATTTTAGTCTTTCTACCACTCTTGTATTCTGGATAAATCTTTCTTCTTTTCAGTGAACCCCCTTGACCATCGGATACAATAACAATCTTTGTAGGATTGATTAATTTAACCGCATAACCAATGCTTTTTAAACACCCAGCAATTCCACCAGTATGATTACCATTGGTATTGAGGGAGGGGGAGGCCATGAACGCTCTAATAAAAGTGTTCATGAAATCAACAATTAATACTTCAGAATCGGAGGATCTATTCAATCCTCCAACTCTGTCTTCTTGTTTTACATTATCGAATAACGAAAACAACCTCTTTTTTTCACTGTCAGATAGATTACTCATTCTCAGATGATACACCAACATCTTCGTCTGTGTCAACAACTGCGTCATCAACAATGACACTATTTGGATCTTTATATTTCATAATTACTGCGTCACAAATTTTCAAGTAAACTTCTTCACTCAAAACTTTATCCGTCTTCATTGTTTCTACAAAGTCCTTGGATTGGAACTTCCACTCACTACCATCATCCTTTTTATAAGTATAATAAGCACCACCCTGTTTAATTAGATTCTGATCCTTTAGAACCTTAATCCAACTACCATAGTCAGCTATTCCACTGTCAAAGTAAATATCAAAACTAGCTTGACGCTGTGGTGGTCCCATACGGTTCTTGATAACAACTGCTTTACATTCATTACCAATAACATCTTCACCTTTCTTTAGTTTACCAGTGTTGTTCAAACGAACACGAACACTACAATGATATGCTAATGCCTTACCACCACTAACTACATACTTGTCACCAAATGCCATAGCATTTAGATTCTGACGTAATTGATTGGTAAATACAGTAAGAACTTTTTGTTTACCAATCATGTTGGTGATCTTACGCATTGCTTTGCTAATAATAATAGATTTACCAGTAGCAAATCCATCTTTACCGTGATCACTCTCCAACTCTGCCTTTGTAGAAGCAGCAGCTACAGAGTCAATAATAAGTGTCAAAATACGATCTTTATTGCTCTTACGAACAATTCCAATCATCTTTTCCATCTGTTCAAAAATATCTTCTACAGTATCTACTTGAACATATAGAAGATTCTTTAAATCTACACCCAAACTCTTCCAGAATTCAGGAGCTGCAGCATTTTCTGTATCTAGTACTACTGCGACACCACCTTTACGCTGTGTTTCTGCACAAATATGAGCAGATACTAGACTCTTACCAGTTCCTTCCAACCCATTGAATTCAACCATCTTTCCAACTGGCAATCCACCATGAGGACGATTGCTAATCGCTAGATCAAGCATAGAAGAACCTGTACTAATCCAATCACTAATTTCTGCTGGATTTTCCTGTTCATCCAAGAAATATGCAATCTTACCGCCATCTTTATTGGCTTTATTTAACTCATTTGCGAGTAATTCGACTAACTCATCTCTTTGAGGAGTATCTTGTGTAACTTGGTTTTTCTTTTTCATAATAATATAAAACTAAAATAGGGGTGGCAGTAATATATACTACCACCCCACTACAAACAATTTATTTTAACTGTTAAACAAATTATCAAAAGCGGCTGCTACATCATCCGAATTTGATTTTGCTGCGGTAGCTGTTGGTGATTTATTCGTTGCAGTTGCTTTTGGAGCAGGAGCAGGAGTTTCCTCATCAACAATTGTGTTGACTGTTCCTTCAGAAGGAATTGAACCATCTGGATTCAACCAGGCATTCATTACTTCCTTTAGTTCGTCATAACTAAATTCAGGGAATAGATCCATGATATTAGTCTGTTGTGCCAAGATATCCTTTTGAGAAGGATCAATTGCAACACTTGCATTTGGTTTGACACGAATTGTAGTTTCTGGAAATGACTTACCAGAATCTTCTGCGGTACGGAATTCTACAACAATGTCACGACCATTGACCAAATCAGTAATATCACCGTAATCAACATCACTGATGATACTTAGAATTTCTTGGTAAACATTCTTACCAAATCCCCAGAAACGAACACCTTCGTTTTCCTCACCACGAACGATGATAGGAGCATAGGTACGCATCTTTGGTTCAAACTTACGACCCAAAATCCAGTCTTCCTTGTTTCCGGTCTTCTTCATACGATTGGACCATTCAACGATTGGATCAGGACGATTGAAACTATCGGGAGATAGATAAGTCTTGTTATTGATATTGTAGTGGAACTTTAGTTCGATAAAAGGATTATCGGTTTGATACTTGTAGGGAACGATACGAACTACTTGTTTACCAGGCTTTGGTTTCCAAATGAGATTGGTTTTGTTGCCTTGGTTTGTTAGAGAGCTCAAACGACTCTTCAATTTTGATATGTCTAATGCCATAATTTTTAATTAGTTAATTTAGTTAATTAGTTAATTAGATAACTCACACGAATTATTTAATAACAACCAATTAAGTTGTCATCAATATATATGAAGACCAAAAAGATTTCAACTTATTATATCAAATATTTTGACGGTGACAATTTTCACTGATACTTCGCTCGTTAAAATAATTGAATTTCTGTAGAGATTCCAATCCAATTGGAAGGTTTTATCAAAAACACCATTGTTTTCCTCAGCAATCAACTTATTCATTGCATTGAGAGTATACAATGTGTTTGTTTCTTTTTTTCTATGGACACTGATGGTGTTACGAAATTTCGATTGGTTACCATCATTTATTTCTACATTGTATGTTGCGTACAATTCTTTTGGATTGTTGACATTACACAATAAAAATATTTTACCGTTAATAACACTATAGAAACTTTTTATTTCTTGTATAGTATCATTATATTCTTTGGAATTGGTAAATGTACACAATAGTTGTTTGTTCTTCATTTATTTATTATTAGTTGTTTACCGTCAACATTCCACAATTTACCGACATAATCTCCCGAAGAATCAAACCAACTATTTCTTTTGTTATAAAATCCAAACTTTAAAGCTTCTTGTAAAGTATATTCAGTAGTCAATGCTTTCTCAATTGCTACCGCATCTTGTTCTTTTTCTTCGGGAGTTCTATCATCACTCTTTGATTTTTGTGGTTCTGCTTGTTGAACAGGTTGGGTTTGTTGTGGTTCAAATTCAATTTGTTGTCCACTTGGTTGTTCTGGCCGTTCGTCTCCATCAAATACATTAGCTTGACCCTTTTTTGGATTTTCTTCAAAATGGGTACCACGAGCAATAGCTTTTTGTTTAT